GTAGGCAATACCGTATTCGGCACTAAGAAGATTGGTTTTCCAAACAGTCTATAAGTGCTCGGGTTAGTAACGTCCGGTACCATCAGCGGTCTGTTCTGTGCGTCCGTCAGCGTGTCTAAGTACTGGAAGCCGTCTTGGTTCGTCACGACCGTTGCATCCGCCGCAATCATCGGGTCTAATGTAATGTTTATAGCCCTCTTTATGGCTTTCCAGTCGGTGAGCGTCGTCTTCTGTAAAGTGTCAAGTTGCGCTAAGATTAACGAATTCCTCGTAACAACGGACTTTCTCGCTATCCACCGAGATAAATAAGCAATTATATTCTGGTCGCTGTCGCTAAGTAGGTCGTTTGGCACAGGCATCCAGCCAGCGTATTTTTTAATCTGGTATGTAACAGGTTCAAACGTTGGGTTACCCATGTCCGCGATATCTGCCGTCTGATCTGAAATGTTAGCGAAAGGCGTCATTACGTCTAACTTTTCAAACACTCTGCTGCCGCTCAGCGTGTTTACTGGCACAACGTTGATCAAAGACTCAAGCTGTGGTAGAGACCTCTTATACTGGTTTATCGCTGTTTGAATATCTTCGGGAACAAGTAAACCTCCATTTTCAGGTGTGTTTTCAGATAGCGCGTTAAGTATCTTGAAGTCATCACTCGAAGCTTTACCCCTTAAAGCGTTCAGAAACGCCTTTCTGTACTGGTCTTTGAATTCATCCATTCCTTTGCCTCCTTTACCGGTAAGTTCAACACCTCTGTTGTTGAACTCTTCTAAGGCTTTGTGTGCTTCGATCTTAGCTCTAATAGCCTTAATTTCTTCTGTTTTAGCCTTGATCTCTTCTGCGGTAACGTCTTTCTTGTTTAATAATTCCCGTGCTTCAGTTTCCTTGGCTTCTAATTCGGCTAATAGCTCTCGTAATTCTTTATCCATTCGATACCATCCTTTCTGTGTTTAAAATTTCTAATTCTAAGGCAAGTTTTGCCTTTAGTAACTCCAATTGTTTGTTATTTTGCTCTTCCCACGGAGGTGTTCGGTCAAACTGCCGATAGTGTAACGCTAAATGGTCTTTTATTTTCGGTATATCGGCAGCTGGAACGTCAGCTTGATCTAACCTAGTAACGCTTTGAACTACGCCACGCCATACAACTCTGTGCGTTTTTGGGTCGTGGTGTGGAAACTTTAAGTCTCCAAACGTAGCTGGAGGCATTTCAGCAGCCCATGCGTAATGCCCAGCAATATCCCTTTTCTCTCTATCCGTAAGTTCATCCCAACTCTTTTCCGTGAAGTCAGACAAGTTTGGACGTTCCCATTCTTGATCTTCTGGTGCAAGCTCTCGTGACACGTCCTCAGGTGATACTCCGTCCTTTACCTTAAACCGATCTAAGCTTCCCAAGTGTTTTAGCATTCTCTTTACGCTATTCATTACGGCAAGTCTGGTATACTGAAAGTTCATTATCTCTTCAGTCTCAGGTTTGCTCATGTACAGTATGCCGTCAGCAAAGCCTTCTTTTACAGCGACGTTAGCTGACATCCAAGTTTCGTCGTCCATCATTGCCGATATTTTAGCTCGAGACTTACCCGTTTTAAGAGCGTAAGCGTTTATGATACTGTTCTTAACAGCGTCCAGTACCTCTGCCGCTTTCCGAAGGTCGTGCATATCGCCTTCAGCCATTGTAAAGGGGTTGTGTATCATCATTATAGCCACTGGGGACATTAACACTTCGTCGCCAGCCATAGCGATAATGCTTGCAGCACTCAACGCTTTGCTGTCTATCTTTACCGTAACCTTACCGTTGTGTTCTTTCAGTGCGTTGTAAATGCCTGCTGCTGCAAAAACGTCACCGCCGTAACTATCGATCCAAACTGTAATGTCTTTACCAGCGTATTTTCTGAGCTCTTCTTTAAACCTATTTGGGGACGTCGAGCCTGTGCCCAGGAATTCATATAACCAAACGTCGTCATCGCTTACTATGTCACCTTCGATACGCAGCTCGATCGTCTCGGGCATTGTTTCTGTTGCAGCATTTCTTATAAACTTCCAAAACAATAGTACTCACCTCCTTTTCAGTATTGTTGGCCAGCCTTTGTAGCAGGTATCATATTACCGTTAAGTAATAATTGATCACCTCCTTCAAGCGGCGGGTCTTCTTCAAGCGCTCGTACTTCGTTCGGCGTCTTAAAGCCGTTTTGAATTGCAACCGCGTAAGCCTCGTATCTAGACTTGGG